AGTTTGCGAATGCAGACTGCATATTCTTTGCGGCCTCTTCTGCAAAAATTGTTATTTGATCAACGGTTTTTTCTTGTTCAATATAAGTTTTTTTACTTGTTATTTTTACCTCTGATAAAATACTATCAAGGGCTTCTCTTAGCCTAATGTTTGCTTCTTCGATGCTCATTCCCGTCGATCGAACTTGCTCATCAATAATGGAGCGAAACTCTCTAAAAGCATCTGCTTGTTTTTTGATAGCCGTTGCGGTGATGCTGTCCCATTTTTGATATAAAGCCTGTAATCCTGACGTTGCTACTTTTTTAGTAGAAGAAACAGTTACCCCCGTTAATGTGCTTAATAGCTTTTCTTCTCTTAAAATTCTATCAATACGTTCGGCATCTCTTTTCGCTTCTTCATCCGCGAGAGATTCGACTATTTGTAATTGTTTTTGTAGTAATGATATTTGAGTTTCAATAGAAGATTTTGCTGTTTTGAAATCTTTTTGTAATTGCTCAGAAAAAAAAGTAGCCATACCAGCTTGTGGGTTTTGAATCGAAGCAAGTGCCGCCTCTTGTTCTCTTATCTGTCCACGGATAACAGCCGCCGCATCCTGCGCTGTTTCTCCCGGCCCTATCATTCCGAGACTAATCATTTCGGCTCTAATAAATTTTATAAACTTCGCGGCCTTCTTAACTGCCTCGGTAAATCCCGTAATAAGAATGTTGGTTAAATTTTCTGCGGCAGCTACAAGCGCGGGATCGCGCAAGGCTTTATTCATTTCTAATAAAGCTCGCTGGCCTTCCTCTGTTTTCTTTGCGGCTTCTGTTACCTTCCTAAAAGCACTAACAATAACGCCGCCGGTCAAAAATCCAAACGCAAGATTTATTGATTTTGCTGTAAGTTTTGATGCGCGCTCAACGGACTTCATCCCACGGAGGGCAGAATTAATGGCGGCTTGTGTTTTATCAACAGCCGAGATCGTTACCTGTGCTTTCGCCATGCCTGCTCCTGATCCTCTTGCTCTAATTTACAGGCAGCAAGAAGATGGTAGAAGTCGCTCTCTGTCATCTCTAGAATTTGGTCTGGTAGGACGTGCATCCGAAGCGCGAGAGCATAAATCGCTCGGAGATGCCCGTCCTCTCTTAGTTTCCCTCGGCGTCCTCAATCGACAGAACTGGAGAGTTCATTGCTGAGACGATCTCCGCTATAACTTCGGGATCATACTCATTCATCAACTCCATGCGCTCGGCTCTATTGAACAGACGCTTCCCTTCTTTATCTCGCGCTCTGACGATCAATGTAACCGCCATCGCTTCGAGATCAAGCACCGTCTCATCACCTTTTTGCTTTGCAAGCATGAAGATTTCGCGTCGTTCGGCCAAGGTCATATCAGGCCAAAAATATACCTGCGTTTCCCATGACGGGACAGGTATAGCAACAAGAGTGTCAGCCGTTCGACGTTCGGCGAATTGCGATTTCGCCTTATCTTTCCAGTTCATTTATCACCTATTAGCTAGCGGTTCCAGTAGTCAGTCCACCGTTTCCGATAAAGTTAAACGTAATCTCCGTGATCGCGCCACGGCTAACTGTGCGAGTAATATCAGTGATCAAGGCGTTACCATAATAATAGGTGTCGCCAGAGGTTGCGCCTTCGGGATAGAGCTTCAGTGCGATGTCTGAGCCCGGCACAAGAGCGACTTGTCCGTTCGTGTCGGTCTCATCCCAGAAGCACGATAAGTTGCCCGACCAGCTCTTGATCGCAATGGTGTTATAGGTCTTATCGGTATCAGCGAGGGTTGTATCCTCGGCATATTCCGCTGTTAGCGTAAAGGTAAAGCCGGTGACCTCTGCGACCGTTGCGCTGTCAACCTTAACAAGACCTTCCGTTCCGTGATGTGTAGCCATATTTGTCTCCTAAGAAATGATAGTTCCTGCGTTAGTTTCCGCAGTCCGGTACATAACGCGGAACTGCATCTTTGCCGACCCTATTGGCGCATCGCCGCTGAAGTCGAGCGTGATTTGCGTGTCGCTTAACACGCAATCCTTTACAACACCACCGAGCGTGTTATCCGCGCCGATAGCGTTTTCGACTGCCTCGCATAAGCGATCCAGTCGATCATCTAAATAATCCGAGTCTCTCGCCACGCAATCAATGCTTAGTGTTAACTCGCGATTGAACTTGCGCGGATACGTTAGCGTAGTCTCGAGCACGGTCTCGGAGTTTGTATAGACTAACGCCATTGAGACTGTGTTCGCTGGGATCGGATAGACCCTAGACTTCGAGACCGTATCTGCAACCGTCGCGTTCTCAAGGATCGTTACAACAGCGTCTCGAATTTGTGTTCGTGCGTGAGCCATTAAGCGTTCCTCAATTCGAGCAAGATAAAGCCGCCGTCCTCGAGCAGCATATTGCCACCGGCTTCGGTCAGTAGGTTGTTAACCGTCGCGATCTCGAGTTCCGTTAAGTATTCGAGATGCAGTACGGTAATCCCTGTCCCGTCGGCTCGAAAATTCCGAACCTTGTAAGATTGTTTATCAAGCAACAAGTAATCGCCCACCGCAGGCTTACAGGGAAGCGATGCGGTCGGGATCGTAAAGATTGGCGTGTTGCTCGCAAACTCCGCATCGGTAACATTCACGCCCCGATAGGGTTTATCCAAAATGCCCGTAATCGTATAGCGCGTACCGCTCGCCTTATAGATCGCCTTCGTGCCCCAGTCCGAGGCCGAGACCATTGCGCGACGATCAAATGCACTTTCAAATGTCATGGCGCATCGAGGTCGGTGGTCACTTCGAGAACGAGAACCGTTACGCCGGTTCCATCATCTTCAAAGTTCCGCACGATATATACCTCGCCGTCGTAGTACACCCTATCGCCTGCCGCTGGCTCGCACGGGAGCACGGAGGTCGGGAGCATGATTCGAGGCTGCGAGCTTGCGTAATCAGCCTCGTCGATATCGACATCGAGATAGTCGTTATCGAAAATCCCGCGCATAACATAGCGCGTGCCTCGGCTTTTATATGTGAAGGTCACCGCTGCGTCGGAGAACATCGCAAGAATATCGGATGCGCTCTCAACGGTCATAGGTAACACTCCAGACTTGACTCGTACTCGTAATGCCTACGATCTCGACGTTGCCGGTAAATACTTCACGGAACAAAGCATCCCACTCTCGATAGGGTCGAGCAGATGGGTGCAGATTGACGCCGTTACGATAATCAGGGAAGTCAGCCGCAGCGATTAGCAATGTGCCTTTCGTTACGCGCTCAAGTTCTCGTAGGCCAATCGGGATATCGGGCTTGAGGATATGCTCGATGACATCAATGCAGGAAACGACGTCAAAGCTCTTATCAGGGAATGGCAGCTCGTCGATGGTGGCGTTAAGCACCCGATCATTGCACAGCTCTGGAACCGCCTCCGTGCCGTATACTGGATGAAATCCAAAGGTCTGAGCAACCCGCATCAATTCGCCGCGCCCCGTGCTTACATCGAGGAACGATCCCTGATATCTCTTGAGGATATCGGTCATCGCCCGAAGCCGACCGTCGCCCATTCGATAGGAGGGGTCACGATAGGCTTGGACGTAGTGCTCAACTTCCTTTTTTCGGGCGTCCACGTTTCACCATTTCGCGCACGTTAGGAATCTCGAACTTTAGGCCATACGGTACTGCGTAGCCTTTAGATAAAAGCCATTTGCCGAAGGCGTCATCGACCTCGGCAACCCGTCCGACCTCGAGCGTTTGACCGCCGTAGAGTCGGGATCGCTTCATCTCAACTTTCATAAGTTCCGAATACCTTTGTGACGTTTCCAGAAACTGCTCGCACTCGATCCGGTCGCTGCAATCGATCATAAACTCGAGTCCAGACGCTCGCTTGCGTAATACCTTGCTCGAGTCCTCGATCCCCGATCTTGCTGTGCCAGTATCTTCGGTCGCTCATGTAATCATCGCAACCGCAAATTACGATCTCGTCGAATCCCATCCAGTCGGCAATCCATACCGCAGTGCCGCCAGAGAACCCGAAGTCAGGACAGATTCCCGACCAAATGTCAGCACAGTCTCGATGATGCGTAATGATGGGCGCGTGGCCGACAAGGATCGGATATAGCTCCCGATCTTGAAAAACAATGTAATCGAGCGGGAGCAGGAGCGTGTGTTGATTTACTCCGATCCATACTCCCGTCGATTGAAACCTCGGTCGGATAACTTTGATATCACCGATCAAGGTGGGACCGCCACCGAGGACAACGCAACGCTGCCCTCGATGACGGTCCTTCAATGCAGCTAAATCAAGCATTAGCTGTTTCAGTGCAAATTATCAGGTGGTGATAATTTCGTTGCACTCGGCGAACGACTCAACGTGACGGACGGCGAAGTCGCAATCGTGGAATGCCACAATGCGGACCGTGCCTTCCTTGCTGCCCGTATACGGGTCAGCCATCAAGTCAATGCCCGACCACTGACCGACCAACAGGTCAGACCACACGCCGAAAATCATCGCCGACAAGCTGCCCGAAGCCGTGCCTTTCGACAGGTTCGACGGAACTTGCTGCGACACCACGAGCGGATAGCCGAACAGGTTGGCAAGGTCTGCGCCGAGGATGAAGTTGCCCTCAACGCCAGAGGCCTGCCGTGGGGTGTTCGCCATCTTCGCCTTAACCTGACCGTTGGTGAGGAACGCCGCCGCGCCGTTCAGCGCGTTGTCGATTTCCACTTCCTTGACCAAGTCCGTGACCATTGCCCAAGTCGGCGCACCGCCGTTCGAGCCGAGGGTCACCGAGCCGATGCCCGAGGTGTTCAACACGCCGGTCGGCTTGTTGCTTCCCGAACCCGCCACGGCAGCCCCGTCCATCGCAACCGCGATGCTCGAGGCCAAGTCGTTACGCACCATCGCTTCAACGTCCAGTGAGGATTGAAGCATCAAGCGACGGGAATAATCGACATAAGCAGCCAAGGTTTTCGGAGTCATCGTGACCTGATCAAAGGTCATCGTGCCTTCGGTCGGGGCGGCATTTTCGCCAACCCAGTACGAGGTCGCACCAGTGGCCTTACGAGGAATCGCGATGTTGCCCTGCAAGCCGGTGAGGAACTGCGCACCGAGCGTGTTCAACACCATTTTGTTACGCAACACATCGAT